CTTATCTTCCTGTACCAGATTGATGTCGTCAAAGACGTAATCCTGAAGGGTGCAGGGCAGTTTCTTTACAGTACCGTCAAAGACGTAGAACGCCTCGTGGCCCATCCAGAAGGCCAAGCCGTTTACCTCAATCGCAGAATGCGGCCCCAATGCCCCACAGTTAGTGCCAAGTTGCTGAAATCCGAAGGTATAGGGAGGACCGATGTATTGCATCCCGTGTAAAGAGGTATCGGTCAAAATAAGTATTTGACCACGAGACCTGACCGCTGTTTGAACCCTGTTGCCGTCGGAAAGGCGTTGCCCACCTGCGGTGTTAGTAGCTGACTCGACAAAGGTGTTTATATCTTCTTGGTTGGAGAATCGAACAAATAAGGGGTCCTGAGTGTCAGGGTCGCCTATGGTAGTCTCGGTGCCAAAGCAGATAAGATGTCTGTCTGGACTAGAAACAAGCATGTAGCTATTAGCGGTTGGGGCTCCTGCCACTAATGTAGCACGTTGTGTTATTCCATCACTTGGATTCCACTGGTAAAGCCGTCCATCGACAAGCTGCATGAGCAAAACTTGGCCGAAGTTATCAAACTTCCAAGACCTAGAGGTCAAAGTCTCAACTTGAGTCTCTGACCTTGCAGTTCCCCAAGTGCCAGTTCCCCAAGTACCTGTACCAAAACCATAGTCAAAATAACTGACATCAGAACCGACATTGATTTGATAAGCCCCTATCACGGAGGCACCCCCATTACCAGTGTCTGAGCCATCTGCATTGACCGGTGCAGTAATGGTGTAAGTGCTAGAGTTTACTACCTCAGTGATTTCCCATTCTGAATTGAGAATTTCGGCAGTGATTTGGCCACCAAGACTCACCGCGCCGCTAAAGGTAACAAAATCACCTTGGACAGCTTCGTGAGCCGTATGGGTAACAGTGATAACAGCGGAGCCTGAAGTAGCTGAAAAGGTAACATCGCCTGCGGAGGTGGTGCTTCTCAGAGGGGTGATGTCGTACCAAGCTCCCCCGAGACTAATGTAGACCTTACGATTGGTGCCCGTGGCAAGATAAGGAGTGCCGGCAAGGTTGTTCCAAGAAAAGGTGTCACTAGCAAACCCGACTAAGTAATTAGCGGCGCCATTAAAGTATGTCCACCCGCCTATTTTTTCAGGTAGCCCATAACGAAAACGGATGTTATCACCATCCGTCCAACCGCCTTCAGCGCCGTATTCGGTGTTCTGCTTGTCAATACCGGGCTTTAGCGCCAGTCTTAGATATGCCATACGCGGTTACCAATCCCATCACAGGTATTCGCCAGTCTCAATCATAGATGCGAGCTCGTGGCTACGGCCTTTTACGTCCCGACTCCATTTTGAGTCGAGAAACTCTTTTGCTGCAGTGGTATAGTCGGCTGCTTCCATAGCCGCTAGCGCGTTTTTAAAGCCGCGAAGGCGCGTGGCCCCAAGATTAAAGCTAATGTCTATCATAGCATCTTTTCTAACGTCATCAAGTGAGTTAAACCACGGATATTCCGAAGAAAGTTCTTTTATAACACGTAAGATGTCGTTTTCTAACAGGTAATCTACTTCATCGTCGGACAGGCCAATTCCTCCGTTAGGATCAACATTTCGCCCAATTCCTATAGTCCAATAACCCGCGCTGCACCTGTAGGCTACATGGCGTCCATTAGTCTTAACTTCGCCTTCATGGCGCTTAAGCATTTCAAGTAGTCTTTCGGTCATAGCTGCTTTAGCACCAATAGCATTTTGGCTAACGTGTACAAGTTATTCAGCGCTTTTGGTTACGCCGTCTTCGGCGTTTTCCTCTTCTACAATTTCATCAATGCTGTCGCATACATCGGGGACAATAACACCCGTAGTAAGGCTCAACGCACTGCGGCCTACCGCTCGGACACCTTTGTACATGCCAGAACAATAAACTTCTTTGTTTTCAATAACCTGCTCAACTGTAGTGCAGGAAGCCACAAGTAAAGCAATGCTAAATATCAATGTCAGTCTTACCATTTTTCTGGTCCTCTAAGAATTTATCGAGTCGGGCTTTGTACCCGTCCATAAAGTGGTCTGCAATTCGGTCTTTCACGCCTCGGTCTAGCTTACGCATGTAATTGCTAGGGTTTATGTAGTTAGCCCCACTGTTAGCAAAGTACAGCATGTTTTGCGACTTACTAGGCCCGTAACACAAACGGGGTACCCTAGCTACAGAATCGCTACCGTTTACTACTGAAATCTGATCGTCTAGCTTTAAAGGGCGTTTGAACCCCTTGAAAAACGTATTGGGCTTGCCAAAAGTAATCAGGCTCAGATTGTCGTGTTTGCCGTTTAATTTGGCAGCAGACAGCTCTGCTAGCGCCCCACCCAGACTATGCCCACAAATTAGGGTGCGCTTATCATAGTCTATATGCTCTTCAATTTCGTCCCACACCGACGCGTGAGCAGCGACAAACCCACCATGACAAAGCCGACCGACGTACGGTACAGGCACAGGAAACAAGTTAAAAGCCCAGTCACCTACCTGCTGCGTGCCACGGAACACTATAATGTCTATGGTCTTGCGCTTAACTACGTAGGCGGTAGTAGAAGTCAGGGCAGACTCGATCTTGATCGCATCTTTGTTTTTGTCGTTGTATGCCTTTATTGACCACGAGCAGGCCATGTTAAGAAGTACGGGGTCGAGTTTCATACACCACCTGCGTGAGCAGCAAGAAAGCCTACAGCCGAAGCAAGCACAACCCAGAAAATCTTTTCTACAAAACCGTTACCTATCTTCTCAGTAAGCGATTTAACATCAGTCTCGATGCTGCCTTGGCGGTTGAATATCGTAGTAATTTTCTCATCCACGCGAGCTAAATTAAGTCTGGATTCCTCTAGCTTTTCTTCAATACGGTCTAACCGCTTAGGAGTAGTATCGGACACTGCGGCTTTCCTCTTTGCTGCTACAGGTTTCTTAGCTATTGTGCGTGGCATATCTTCACCTAGTTTTCTTTGTAGTATTTCAAGTCTGTTTGAAGGATCAAAACTTCTTTTTGCAATTCTACAAGTTCTTCTTCTAATTTTCTTATATCGGGAAAGACATAGTTGTTTTGGTTACCCCTAAGACTCCGCGTCTCTTGGGCGTTAACGTCTATTCTTTCACTGATACTGGCGTAGCCCCAAGTAGCAACCGCTACTACAGTTATGATCTGCAATAGCCAAACTATGCTTATTGTTAGCTCTGATCTGTCGTTTAACTTTGGAGTTGCCATGGGTCATATAGCTACCAAACTTACCATCCAGAATATTATACCCATAGTCGCCCCAGTCATTAGGAGGATCAGAGTACCGTCGATAATTAACCGTTTTCGCTTAGCCCGTGCTTCAGCAGCAGCGAGGCGTTGTGCGCGTATGGCGCGCCGTGTCTTCATCATCTCGTTGTAGAAGGCTTCGCCCGGCCCGTACAGCACGATGATTTCTCTAAGCTGCGCTTCCATTTGCTGCGTCTTGTGCTTCGCCATCTGTATTTCTAAGGCTTGGGCTTCTACCGACGAGCCTCGAAGAAACTTAGGGCCGTACTGGTTTTCTTTCTCTATCTCTAGGATTTTTTCCTTAGAATCAAAGAACTTACCTATGTACTGGGCTGTATCCTCTATCTCACGTCCGGCATTTACGGCTTTGGCAACGAGGTTATACGCTCTTGTCGCTCCTGCTATACAGGCACTTATCGTTACGGGGTCCATCAGTATGCCCTCACTGTTACGGGGTCTGCCAAACGAGGCAAACAATATGCAGCGAGGGCCACGCCTCGGGGTTCGTAATTAAGGGTCCGTTCTACTTTCCCCCTGACAATAGCTGTAGCAAAGTAATTGCACCTATTGATGTCATAGAAGTACATGTCCGAAGACTGTATCTGGCCGTTGACCAGAACATATAACAAAAATAGGTGTGTCACTAGTGTGCCTCATACTACTGGATAACCACCGTATCAGTATCTTCAAAAAACAACATGGTCTGAAGCTCCGTTCTAATAGCCTTCACAATAGGTTATCTTTTATAAGCTGTAAAATTCTTTTTCTGTAAAATAGCTTATTGGTTAAATATACTTGACTTAGTATACGTGGCTTACCTTTATTGTAAGCTGTTGTTTTTAAAGCCCCTGACGCAAAATTATTAAGGTCTTCTGTCATCTGAAACGGGACAAGCTTTATTTTTTCAGAGGTATTAAACTTAAGGTAGTACAACGCGGTATCGCGAAAAATTTCAAGCTTTCCGGGCCTGTCAAAAGCCATAGCGCATTCTAACGGTCTAAACTGACCCCCAATGTTATATCTGCCCCCAATTATGCTTGTCTTTGTGGTTACCTCGTTTTTATGCCAAAAGGCGGGGAGTTGTTCTACTTCTAAATCTTTTTCGCAAAACAACCATAACTGGGGCGCTCGGAAACTTACTAATCCTGTTTTAGAATCTCTGGCATATACATGCTCGTCCCAAAAAAACTGGTCGTAGTCAGGAGAAGAAAAAACTTCGTTCTCCCATAATATTTGATATGTGTATGGAGACTTAACTACAAAAAAACTATCGAACACCTTTGCATGCGCGGGACATTTAAGAAGGGGAGAGGGGGAGAGATTTTTGTTGGTTAGCCTAAAAGTATCATCTGTCCCAGTTCTTTCGTGGCTTAAAGGGACTAGGTAATTTCCAAAATTAGATGTTCCTTCGCTGTAGTAAACAATCATTATACAATCCTAAACTGTATCTGTATTCCGACAGGATATACTTACTACTTAGTAGTTGACGAAAATTAATATGACATTTTATAAAACTGGAATCAAAGAAACATTAGAAACTTCATTTGCAGTTCTAGTAAAATCATACCCTATAGTAATTCGTTCACCAGAGAAATCTTCTAAGACTTCAACTTTATGTTGTTTGTATCCTTCACCAAAATATAAAACACCGACTTCATTATTAATATGAAAATCTTTAAACACAGTTTTACTTTGTTTTGGATCAATGCTCATGTATCCATGGTATAACCAAGAATGATTATGCCAGTCTAAAACTTCTTTGGGTTTATGAAAATTCAGCCACGATTGAATCCATAATGGTGAATTCAACTCAATATTTTGTTTATTTAAATAATCTTTAGCGCAAAATATTAAATCTTTATACATATTATAAAAGTGTAATGACGTAGAAGTTAATGTAAAAATGTTATACTTACTGTATGCCCAAGTAGAATCTTTATCTGGAAATAAAATTTTAAATCTATCATGTGCAATTTGACAGTCTTTTTTGATTTCTTCTATGTTATCAATAATATATTTTGAACGATATCTTACATAATTATGTTCTTTATTGTGCTCAATAATATCAATCATTTTTTAACTTGGCTCATAAATTTTTTTACTTGTGCATAATTATTTAAAAAACTAATTCTTTTAGAAAGTTCTATTTTTTGTCTCCACTTTTCACGAGAAAGTAAATGAACATGTATTTTTAGTCTTCTTTCACTTAGAGGTAAGAATTGAAGCAAAGGGGTTCCACAATTTAAAGTAAACTCTTTTACGCTGTTTTCTTTCTTACTTAAAAAAATAAAATTGGTTGAGTGTTGATATTTAAAATCACTGATTCCGTCTAGTATTCGTATGTCTTCTGGGAATTTTTCAAAAGACCAAGATAGAGGAGAAGAATGAAACTTAATGTCTTCGTCACACTTAAAAAGCCAAACCGACTCTATTTTAAAGTTTTGGTACTTGTTGACGTCTATCACTTTCCCAAATTGATGGTTTTGGTGGGTAGTTACCGCAGTGGTTTGATCCGCACTAAAGCACTCCCATCGGGGGTTGTTTATCTCCCACAATTTAAATTTTATGTCCGTCCACAAGGGCATTACTGCCCCGTATTTATATAAGTTTTGAAGCCCCGTGCAGTATTTAAGCTCGGTATTTGCAGTTTTTAACCTAGCGTGTGCGGTTTTAGATATAGGGAAAATATCCGCTGCCGCTGTGGAATAAGTATAACAGTGCAGGTCAATATCGCGTTTTTTAAAAAACATTACTTTATAACAACCGTATCTGTGTCTTTGAAAAAAATCATGTCTCCTTCACAAACAATGTTCCAGTCCGGGCCTTCTTGCTCGCTACGAGACGGAACTTCTATGATTACATGCCTAGCTAACCATTCAGTATTGTCCTGCAACACGCGCCATACGTGCTCTTCGGTACCGCGTCCCGGATGACCTCGAGACTTGTTAAACCTTATTCTATATTTATAGGCCATAATTATACGGTTCTTTTAAAACCTCTTCGTGGCTAACACAAGATTTAGAAACTCTAATCAATTTTTTCTTAAACTCAATAGCAATGTGCTCTACCCTGTTTTTATCTACACCCGTTAAAAACTTACTAAAAATTTCCTTATCAAATATTCCTGTCCCGGCCCCCACTAATAGCCAAGACTCACTTGGAAAACTTTGTATATTTTCTGCGGGTAATTTTAAATTAGTGTTTGAGTTTATATAGTTTATCTTAAAAATAACCTCATCCGGTGTGGTGTTTTTTGACTTGAAGTTTCTCCAAAATAAAGAGTCTTCCCTTTTTGTTAGGTAGTGATAGTGGATAAACTGCCTAATATTGTCGGTGAATGAAAAGCATGAGTGGTTAAATTGTTTTTGAAAACATTCTGTAAGGTTGTTTAAGCCATCTTGCTCTATAAACAGTCTAAGTTGTTCTATTGTAGTCCATATAGACGTTGCTTCTAATGGTTCTATAAACCCCTGCGCTAGACCTAAAGCCATGCAGTTATTCACAACTACTTGTTTGTAGTTTCCTGCGTCGAACTTAAACACAGTTGTAGCGTCAATATCTACTTTAAAATAATCAGAAACTTCTTTTAGTGCTTCTTCTTTAGAACAATGCGAAGAGTCAAATACATAACCACACCCGTACCTGTCTTGAGTAGGTATCTTCCACACCCACCCATTCTTCATGGCAATGGCTTCTGTTATAGGGGCAGGCGTTCCGTTTAGAGGGAGGAAAAAAGGAATCGCGGAGTCCATCGGCAAACTTTCTGAAAAAGATACCCACTCTGTTTCATAAACTTCACCTAGCACCAATCTTTTAAACCCAGAACAATCAAAGATAAAATCTACCGCAACGGAAATGTTATTTTCTAGTGTTATACTCTGCACAAAGTTTTGGTCGTCGGTGTTTACCTTATTTATTTTCCCGTCTATGTAAACAACACCTCGGGAAATGGCTAATTCTTTTAAATATTCCGCTAATAATCTTGCGTCGAAATGCAATGCAATGTTTGAATATCTACTACCGGTTGCATTGTCTAGAGGTACTTTTTTGTCTTCGGAAAGTTTAGAGGTAAAAACTAATTCGTCTAAATTGTTTTTCTCCACTAATTCATTCGCATAAACCCCTCTTAACTTGCTATCTAAGGAAACTAGTGGGTCTATATGAAAAGGATGAAAATAAGATTTTTCATCTCCATTCCAGTTTGTAAACTTAATTCCTGTTTTTATAGTGGCTTTAGACTTAGCTATTAGCTCTGTAATATTTATGTTTAATGTATAAGCTAAGTCCAAAAAATGGGGAGTGGTGCCTTCTCCCGCCCCTAAGATTCCGATTTCGCTACTTGCCACCACAGTAACATTGTAGTTGCAATAGAATTTCTTAAGCAGTAGGGCTGTAATCCACCCCGCAGTGCCTCCACCCACCACAACTAGTTTTTTCACAAATTACTCTGGTTTATTGGGCCAAGAAACTACACTCGGGAAACCGGGTTGATTTCGTATAGAACGTAAAGATGCCCGATAAGAAATCCAAGCCTCCTTCTGAGCAACGGTCATAGGGACATCTGGTAGCATAGCCCAATCCGATTCACGCAATAGGATTT